TGATTGGTCATTGATTAGCCATTCTACTAGTTTTGGATTATCTTTAAGTACTGCCAGCAAACCAATTTCATACATAGCAATAAAGTAATGCTCCCATGATTCAAAGTCATCTTCTTTACTTGGTCTTGGCATACCCTCGTAGTTCATCCGAATGGCATGAAGAACCTCGTGTAGTAGCGTTACCTGTTGCTTACCATTACCCAGACCAGATGCAAGAACAATCAGGTTCTTCCCATCTAGCGTGTATCCATATGCACCATCGTTTAGCATGCCATCTTGTCCAGCATCACGTTCAATAACGTCAAACTTCTGCGGACCAACCTTAACTGATTTAATCATTATCTTTGCTTTCTGATTAGTGAGATAGCCGCCTGTAAACCTGCAAGAGTTCCTGGGCTATAGTGTTGTTTATTCTTATCAATATCTTTTTGCAGGGTAGCAATCATTACCTTACGTTGCTCTGCAAGTGCTTTCTTTCTTCCCAATTCGAATCCCTCGTTCCAGCCCTTTAGATGACCATCAGCATAGCCTTTGTCATATTTACGTTTAAATGTGCGTTGTAGGCGTGTAGCCCAATCTGGTTTACTCATATATATATTTTACCTTATAGGTCGTTGTTTGTCAAGAGAAGAGGCTGTCGAGTTTTTCTTCTGTGGCTGTTCCCATATGCATCTTAATGACAACGCCATCAATTTTTGAAATAAATGCTGGAACACTACGAATCTTATACTGCTCGAATACAGACACACTTTCGTCTGCATCATACTTAGTATAAGTAATGTCCTCATTATTACTAACAAAACTATCTAACACTGGCTGCATTTGCTTACAAGGCTGGCACCAAGTAGCACTAAAGTGAATCAGTTCTTTCATTACTTACCTCTCAAAGTTTTAAGTTTATGTCCAACCAGTGTGTCAGTTGGTTTGCCATCACGATAGATTCTAATAACTGCGGCAGGGTCTTCTGGTGTTCCTGTTACTGTGAAGTCTGAGTTTGGAACATTGTATTTACCATTACGAATAATTCTAACAATCTTTCCTGTTGCTGTACCCCCAGAAGAATTCCAGGAAACCATGCTACCAACACTCATAGCCTTATTAACCATCTGTCCTTGGTCTGAATAATCTCTACCAAAATCAATAAACAAAGCCTTGTCTGCTTCTCTTGTAGCAATAGCACGAGACCAAGTAAAGCCAGCGTCACCGCCCCACGCATCCCACATTATTCTTCCGTTGCTTGGATTGCTTGTGTTATTAAAGTCTTTACCCTTTTTGTCTACTTCGTGGCGAGAGAAAAATGAATACATACGTTTGACAACACTAAGAGACATTGAGCGTCCTGCTACGATGTCTCTTGCTCTACCCCAGCCCACAGGTGTTCCTGCTCCAGTAGCCTTGCCTTCTTCTTTCCAACGAATAGCACGAGCAGCGGCAGATTTCATTCCAGCAGTTGGAGAATATCCTTCTGCCTTGTCCATCTCATATTCTTCTTCGTACTCTTCTTCATCTTCCATGGTGTGACCATCTAGGCTTTCAAGTTTCATTGCATCCATGTACATCATGCCAATACTGTATGCTGTTTCTTCCCACATACCATCTTCTTCTTCTTCATAAACTCTGACAGACATTGCTGGATTTTCTGGTGGCATAGACTCCAAAGCATATTCCGTTCCAGGAGTTCCAAGAACTCCACCATCTACCATAATATGTTCAACACGACCGTGAACCATACCTTCTTTGGTCTGACCCATTACATAGTCGCCCTCAACAATTGTGTCAGCCTTGTACATAGCACTAATAGATGTGCCAGAACTAGATACAGCACCAGATGCGTTGGCTCCGTTGCCACCCTGCATTCTTGGTTTACGAAGTTTGACCTTCTTTCCACCACGCATTGACGTTGGTGTTTTTACCCCACTATTAGGATAGTTTGGGTTTGGTGTTGATGATGGATTTGCCCCATACTCTGATTTAAAAAAGAATTGTTCCATTTGATTATTATACCATATCTGTTAAAAATGGGCAGTTTTTAATCATACCCAGGATAACTGGTGCCTTCTTTGGTGTTGCCTTTGCAAGTGCTTCCTTGATATCTGCTTCCTTTGGAACAATGCCAAAAGCAGGGTCCTTCGGATTGATATATCTTAGAGCAACTGGCAATACTGCAGCAACCAATGACCACGCCAAGTCTAGTGGGTCAGTAACCCCTGCTAGATAGAGTGCAGAAGCAGCACCTAGTACGCTTCTTCCATATGAGGCAGCAAGTGCCTTTAGTTTTGCATCCATTTTGTTTCTCCTTGTTTAGTGCCTAGTTATTAGGCGTTTCGGTATTCTTTGGCAATACAGTTCTTAACTTTTTATATGCCTCGGAAATTGTATTTACTGTGTTTGTGTGAACTGATTCACCAGCAAGCGTTCCATAAGTAGTAGCCCACTCTAGTTGTGGTGCAACTACCTCGTCAAATTCAGCAAGTGCCTTCTGGACTTCTTCAATGTATTCGAAAGCCCAGTCACGAGAATCTGAAACAAATTTCAAAAATCCATCTGTATCTTCTAACTTCTTATTCTCAATTTCTTGCACCAACTGTTCTACCTTTTTAGATAGAAGAAAGTTATCTGCCAATCCTTGCATATACAATTCAGACAGAGACTTTGTAAACACTCTTAGTTTAAAAAGCCTGTAGACTAAAAAGATTATTAGAGTTACAAGAATTCCAGCAACGATTGATTCTAGTATTTGCATTAGTCTTTCAACACATCCCTAACAACAAATACGATAGCACCCTCGTTCTCAAGAGCCTTCTTTACATCGTTGATATACTTTACAGCAGGCTCAACTTGATGGTCTTCTAGATTTTCAATGTCTTCTGGGTCTATTAGTAAAGTGAGAAAGTCATCGTTCTCCATCACTACCAGTTTAAAGTTTTCTGGCGGTACAATTGATTTAAATGCTGTTGCCATTTCTAAAGTATACATCTTATTCCTTGTCTATCGTTAGGTCTGACCAAGTTTTAGCCCAGTCATCTTTTGTTTTATGTCTGTTGAATTCCCTAGAGATTTTACCCTTGTCCAGATAAACTCCACCCCAAACACCAACCTGCTTTGTAGAAACTCCAACTGCGAAGCATTCTCTCATTACAGGACAGGTTGAGCAAAACTCATCAACATCTCTTCTTAGTTCTGTATCTTCTTCGTACTTATCAAAGAATAGATTAACATCCCAATCCTTGCACTTTGCTCTATTCTTCCAATCATTACCGTTTGACATTTTTGGTTATCAACTTACTAGGTAGATTCCAGCCATCTTCATTAGGCTCGAAACGATTGCAAGACATCCACTGACCCTCTACGAATTTAGAGTTAGCGTTAGCCCATGCGGTAGCAGACTTAGTTAGTTGTATAACTGTCCAGCCATCCCACGAAAGAGACTTATTGTTTTCTACAATATTCTCCATATCTTCTAGTGATTTAATTAACATAATCACCTTTCTGTTAGTAGCGGTATACCCCAACTTGAATATCCTTGGCTTCTGCCAAATCTACAAGTTCGGATACTGCTTCTTTTGGTTTGCTAAAATAAGCAAAGTACTTAATACTATTTATATTATCTTTAATCCAAACTGGTGGCACCTTAATCAATTTGATTCTAATACCACGAGCCTTTAGGCTACGTTCGGAAACATTAGAAAACTCCATACCCATCTGGTTGATGTGTAGAGGTCCTGCAGAAGCAATCGTAAACTCTGTATCTCCTTCTGGTAGGCTAGACAAGGCGACACCCATTGCTCTTAAAAAAACATTGTAATCGTCAAAGGTCTTACTACCCTGAATTGCTACTATCATTCTAATTTCCTTCTGTTAACTTTTCTACTATAAGAATCATCTTATCTAATTCTACCTTATCAATGGTCATCATGTCAACTATTTTTTTTGTTTCTGGCAAAATTCCTAACTCATTATGCTCTGCAGAATATACATTGTTGTCTTCAATCCAGTATGCCAAAGGTCCAGAAAAAACAACCTTAGACCATTGCGACCTATAGTGCTTAGACGATTGTGTCTTTATTTCTTTATTAATTACTGGAAGGTAGTCCTTTATCAGTTCGTGCTGGCGTGACTGATTGAAGTCTACCCCAACATTTCTGATGACGCTTTGAGTTTTTCTGACCATCTTAGAAACAATAAGCATTGTAACCAGGGTAACGATAGAGCCTGCAAGATATTCCATTTAATCACCTAAAATAATTATACTAGATTGTTGCATCAAAAGCAAGCCAATTTTTCTTGGCTACTTCCCATGTAAAATTAGCGTGTATGTCTTTAACTTGTTTTTCATAGTCGTAGCCATTTTGTCTAATCATTCTAATAGTGTTGTCTAGTTCTTTTGCGTATCGTTCTGGAGTTAGTTCATTGGTAGGAATCATTGTTCCATATCCCAAAGATGTTTCAGGCAATGCTCCCAGGTCTGTATGAACGCTGTAGCATCCTGCAGATAACGCTTCCATCTGTGTTAGACACGATGTCTCTGGATAGGTTGAGGGATAGGCGTGGATGTGTGCATCGGACATAAATCTATAAACTATCTTTCTTGGTGTCTTTCCATAGAAGTTTACTCTTGGGTCATTGACAGCATCTAGGTTATAGTTGTGTGGGATGTCTGGATAAAAGTTATTAAATATGTTGAGTTCAAAGTCTTCCTTCATAAATGGTATCGCATTTAGAAGTAATTCCATTCCCCTATCTTGAGAGGATGCGTGAACAATCTTAACCTTATCAATATTGCTAAACTTATTTGGGGTAGGAATCACAGGCTCAATAGCGTTAGGGATTACATAAATTTTTTCTGGGTCAAGGCTTAGTTCCTTAGACAGAACTTCACGCTCATATTTGGACACCGCCACTATTTTTTCTGTAGACCTTTTTACAGCAGGATTAATTAATATCTCTTTTACGATAGGGTCAAACTGAACCATAGTATTGTGAACCCAAAAGATATACTTATCTCCATTTATACCAACAGTCTTGATATCTGGCAAAGGTCCTGGAATAATGACAGAGTAGTATTTTTTTATGTTTGTCATTTCTGGTAGGACATTTTTGATAAATCCTTTTGCCATAGTTTCCGTTCCACCAAAAAAGCCTGTGTTATATTCAAATGTAGGTAGTAGTTTCATTATCTAACTAGTTCTTCTTGTAGGTGTTCACGTTCATCAATAATCTGATAAGCAAACTGGGTCATTGCTTCCTGTGCCTTTTCATTACGCATTATGTTATCGTAGTGATGAGCACAGAAAAGCAAGTCCCCTGTTACCCCGAGAGTTTGTACATAAGCCTGTGCACCACAAGAATCGCATCTGTGAGATGCGTCCAGTGTCCACCTGTTATCTACTTGTTCTACTAGATTATTTGTCATTTGAGTAAAATCCTCCACCATTAAATTTAATTGCTCCTACTGAGTATACCTTGTGCATGGCTGTATTGCAAGCGTCACACAATAGTTCTTTGTCAGCATCATCAAAAGTTCTTACTTCTTGTGCTGTCTTTTCACAGGCTGGGCATTTAAAATTATATGTTGGCATATTTTTCTCCTGTTGTCTACGCCTTTTTGGTAGGCACAACTTTCTTTACTGCTGTAGCAACCTTGGCTGCAACAGTTTTCTTAGGTGCTGCATCAAGAACTGCAAATAGGTCACGAAGGTCTTCGATACCAGCAGTGATAAGATTCTTCTTAACACCGTAAGTAACGTGTAGGTGATTTCCTGTACTTGCGGTGCCAGTTGTTCCCACTAGACCAACAATAGTCTTTCCTGCTTCCACTTTGTCACCCTGCTTTAGAGTTGATGGAACCTGGAAATGTGCGTACAAGATAAAGCAACCGTCATAGGTTGACTGAATTAGGTAGTGCCCTAGTACCTTTGTCTCTCCTACTTCCATTACTGTTCCGCTTGTGATAGCCTTAATCTTGCTACCGCCAGCGACTGACCAGTCTACGCCACGGTGTGGGTTTGTTCTGTATGATGCCATGTTTTTAAAGCCATCTCCACGCTTATTCTTCGGGAATGGTTCTACATAAATTGCAACTTTTTCTGTCATAATAATACTTCCTTTCAAGATGTATTCTACGATTGCTCATAGTAATACTATTATAGCATTCATTGAGCCA